CACCACCCCGAGGATCTTCACCGCCGCCGTGCTCAGGTTGTACGTGTCCGCGGCCGGCGTGATGGTGACGCTGGTGCCGTAGTAGTGCGGGTCCAGGGTGTTGACCAGCCGCCGGAAGCGGTCATAAGCCTGCTCAAGGATGACCACCCGCTGGGCCTGCGTGACAAAGGTGACGTCGTCCTCGTCGATCAGCGTGTCGAAGAGGGCGTGGACTTCGTCGACTGTCACGCCACACCTCCGGGCACGCCGGGCTGCTGCTGTTCAGGTGGCTGCTGTGCCGGCGGCAGCTGGCCGATCGGGGTGCCTGGCACCTGGGCGGGGCCACCGCCACCACCACGACCAGCCGGCTTGGGCGGGGCAGCTTCCTCCGCCAGCTTGATCTTGCCGCCCGTCGGCACGCCCGACGCGTCGAGCGTCTGCAGGTACGTGTTGGCAATGTGCTGCTGGAAGTCAGGCGGCAGCGAGTAGAACTCCTCGTCCTGCATGAACTCCTCGAACACCCTGCGGATCGCGGGGATGTCGTCGGTTGGAAAGATCTGGATGTCGAAGCCAGCCTTCGCCCCCTCGAGCAGGTCCTGCGCGTGCGCCATCTGCTTGATCTTGTCGAGCACAAACTTGTTGGACGTGCCGAACGCAAGCTCGGCCATCGCCGTATCCGCGTCGATGAGCCCCGCTTGGTGCAGTTCGATCGTCTTCTGCCGACGGTCTGCCGTCTCGTGACGGAACAACGAGCCCGCCTCGAGCAGCACCTCGGGCTCATCCACGATCTGCGTGAAGTCCAACTGACGGCTGATGAAGCGGCCCTGGTCGTCGAGCATGCGGACCCACTTCGCCTCAGTGTAGTGCGTCTGCATCAGCACGAGCGCCGTCTCCGCAACGTCCACCGTGGCGTCCTCGAGCACGGCCATCACCGGCTGTAGCTGCGAGCGGTCGCCCTCCTTCAGCTCCTCCGTGTGCTTGGCCGAGTTGACGCCCCGGGCCGTCTTGCCCAACGACGTCGAGTGGATCCCCGCCTTGTCGAGCATGCCAGCCTTGACGCGCTGAATGTCGGCGAACGCCTCGGGGGCGATCACGTTGCCCACCAGATAGAACGGCGAGCCGGCTGCCGCCGAGAAGCGGATCACCTTGTCGCCCCCACGGTGGAAGGCGTCGACCGGGATGTGTGACCCCGTCGGGACCATCGTGTACGGGTCGGCCTGGTTCTCGACGGCCGTTATGATCTGCCGGTGCTTGCGGTTGAGGACGATCTGATCGTCGATCAGGTCGAACACCAGGCCATCACCCCACCGCGTGCCAGGCACCCGCACGTACCAGATGTGCCGCAGCGGGTTCGTCTTCGGGTTGTATTCGTCCTCGTCCAGCACCACGTCGAGCGTGCGAATCTCGTGGCGTCCGTCGTCCCAATACACCTCGAACAGCTCGATCATGTCGGCGGGCACGACGTCGTCTAGCAGCAGCGACCCCTGGCTCTGATACTCGGGGCGCTGCCACAGGTGATCGGCGTGGCGGGCGTACGTGTCCGCTGCCTTCGTCCGGTCGACGAGGTGCCGGCGGGTCGTCCAGCGGGGCGGCTTGTCAGTGGCGCCCTTGTTGAAAAACAGATCGTAGGGCGAGACGATCTCCGTGCGCACCTCTTTGTCAGCGGGGTCATGGAAGGTGTGGAACGCAGCGTTCCCCGTGCTCGCGATCCACTCGACGCCCTCACGGAATAGGTTCTTGAAGCGCACCGCAGACCAGTAGTAGCGGCTCGCCTCCAGGCTGGTCCGTGCCTTGAGGATGTCTTCGGTGCTGGGACTCGCCGGCAGCACAGACATGCTGGGGTATTCGACCGCCAGGCCGCTGACGATGGCCTTGTAGAGCGGCTTGATCTGGTTGTCGGTGTACCGCTCGTCGGCTTCCTCGTCGACAAGGCGGAGCTGCTGCTTGCGCCTGTCGTATTCCACGTTCTGGTAGCCGCCGAGGAACATGCGGCAGAGGTCCCACCGCTTCTCCACGCGGACCTTGTCCTTGCGAGCTTCCTCGAACTGGACGGCGAAGGGGGCGGGCTCGTGCTTCATGCTAGACCCGCCGCGCGCCGGCGCCGTTCGGACTCTTCGAGCAGGTTGCGCAGCCGGTCAAGGGCGGTGAGCGTGCCCACCGTGCCGGCTGCTGTGGCTCCTGCGCTCACGTCTGGCGCTGCCAGGGTGCCGGCGAGGCTGCCCGCCGTGCCACCGAGTGTTGATCCGAGTAGGGCGCCCGTTCCGATGGCACCAGCACTGGCCCCGACGCCGGCAAGCGTCGCCGCCGTGCCAGCACCGGCGAGCGTCGCGGCGCCTGCACCGGCTGCCGCGCCGGCAAGGGGCCCACCGACCGCGCCCGCAGCCGCGCCGGCTGCCGCACTGGCACCGCCGGCCACGCCGGCCCCGATGGCTGCGCCCGCAGGAGCACCGATGCCTCCCGCGTAGAACGTCGCCAGCCCGCCGATGAGGGCGCCGAGGACCGTGCCTCCCGTCTGGAAGTCGGACTTCGTCTGCGCTGCCTTCGCCTGCTCGAGTTCCTTCTGCAGGTCCTCGGCAGCAGCACCACGCAACGAGCGGTGACGGAACGCCGAACCGCCGTCGATGACGCGCCTACCCGGTGGCATCGAGAGAATCCTTCCAGTGAGCAGACAGGTCCGCCACCGACTCGATCGCTACCACGTGACGCTCCTGGTGCTGCTTCACCGCTTCCCGCGCCGGCGCCACAACGTAGCGCAGCAGGAATGCGATGTTGATCTGCAAGAGAAGGAAGGCGCCGAGCCACTCAAGTACAAGCACAGGGTCAAGCACTCGACGCCCTCCTAGTTCGAACCTACCTACCGATCAAGTCGTTCCGGCACCCTCGCCCGGGAAGGTCAACCCCACCAGCGCACCGGCGAAGTTGGGCCCATAACAGGCAAGGTTCTGGTACTCCTTCCAGTACGCCTCAACCGCGTCGACGCCCGAGACCTTCTCGATGACGCTGCCGCCCGAGTCGTCCCAGTCGCCTTCACGCATCGAGTACGTGGCCCACGTGTCGTCCTGCACGAAGATCAGCATGCCCTTGCCGCAGTCGATGTGCGGCTCAAACGGGATGCCAGCGTGCGAGAACTGCGCGATGCCGCCGTCTGCCGTGCGCCCACCGCCGCCCGAGTCCACCGTGATGTTCATGGTGGCAGCTGCGGTGAAGAGCGACTGCAGCGATTCGTGCATCGCCGGGTGGTAGAAGCACCGACTCGGGCGACTCTCGCCCCGGGTGTTCTCCTTCATCTGGTCGAGCAGCACCTGGATGCGCCGCAGCGTCACGTCGGCCCGGGTGTTGGCGCCGTCGGCCACACCGATCGTCAGCACGTTCGAACGCGCCACCGAGCCAGCCGCCGCCGACCTGTCGAGGCTGAAGTACGTCTGCTCGCCGAGCGCGCTGTAGATGCCCAGAGGCTCGATGGTGATGTTCGACAGTGTCTCCGTGCAGACCACCGCGATGGCCGAGCCGTCGGATACGTCGGTCGTGTCCAGGGCGTCGTCGATGGTGACCAGACCGGTGGCCGCGGTGGCCACGCTGATCTCCACCGTGGCGTCCTCGGTGGCGTAGTCGTCCATCGCGAAGATGGAGCACGTGATCGTCGCTCCGCCGTTCGCGGTGATCAGGTCGGCCACCTTCTGCGTGTCGCCGCTGAACTCCCACAGCTTCGCCGTGTCGGACTTCCGCTCGTTGAGGAAGCCGAGGCAACGGCCACCGCTGAACACGGCCCGGTTGAGGTTGCTCGTGACCGAGGACACCAGCCGCTCCATGCCCCACTGCACGGCGTTCGTGAGCTGGGACTTGGACTCGCCGGCTGCTTCGATGGTCGGGCCGGTGACGCGCATCCGGCCGGCGAAGTACCGATACGGGATCGTCAGCTCCTCGGGATCTCCACCCGAGGCCGCGGCGATGTTGCCACCGTCGGTGATCCACCCGAAACCCGTGTCATCAGCGACGATCAACGGTTGGAGGACTTGCTTGCCTCCGCCTCGAATGGGTGACTGCTTGGCCCACTTGCGAGCCATCGACTTCTCACCGAGGATGTTCCTCAGTGGGGCGCGGAGGTCGTCGAGCACCTCCGCCAACGTGGTAAGAGTGTGTGGCATAGCCTACCTCTAGAGGCCGTTCTCCTTGCGGTAGATGTCGAACATCGACTGCACGGACCCGACCCCGGTGTACGGTGATTCTGTTTTGCCGTTGCTGCTCGGGGCCCCCTGGCTTGCAGGCGGTCGAGCTACGCCACGAGGTGCGGCGGTGGCATCGGCGGTGGTGTCGGCATCGACAGCGGCCGGCGCTGGCTCCCCGCGGATCGCCGCCACCGCTTCTGCCCACTGCATGGTCAGGTCGGTGAGGTTCTTCGCCGGGTCACGTGCGATCAACTGGAGCATGGCGGCGTACGGCGCATCGGGGTGCTCTGTCTGGAGCCCTCGAAGTTCGTCCGTCAGTTGGCGTCGGTGCTCCCGAATCTCGAACTCGTCGAGGCGAGCCTCCACCGTTCCCGGCTTCGGCCCTTCAGCGGACACGGGCTCATCAGCAGCAGGCGCCTCGGCAGTGGGCTTGACGCCCGCCGCCTCCAGCTCGGCGATGCGAGCGAGGTTGGCCTTGCGCTCCGCCAGCAGCTTCGCCCACCGTCGGTCGCCCCTCGTCGCCGGCTCATCGCCAGCGGGTGCAGGGGTCTCGACGGCAGCGGGTGCTTCCGGCTCGGCGGGTGGGGCAACGTCAACAGGGATGTCGGATCCCTGTACGGGTGCCGGCTCCGCGGGTGTGCCTTCGCCCACGCGCTTGCCGACCGATGCCTTGATTGCTGCTTCTAGATCAGTGCCCATGTCCTCTCCGAGTGGTCAGCGGCTTACGGCCTGCGAGTCGAGCCACGCCGCTAGGGTAGGTCAGCGCGGACCCATGGGTCAATTCGGACCCAGCCCCGGAGGTCAAGACCCCTCTTTCCTCCTAAACTGTGCTACCCTGCATGTATGTCCAAACTACTAGACAGCACCGAAGCAGCCGAAAGGCTTGGCATGAGCAGGATACAACTGCAGACCTTCGCCCGGCTGGGCAAGGTTCCGGTCGTCAGGTTCGACCGGCGGCTGCGCTTTGACTCCGAACAACTAGACGAATGGATCCGTCAGCACACGGTTCCTGCTACCGGAACGACGACAGGATAGCCGACAGCGACGGCTCGCTCTGCCGCGTCCGCTTGTCGTCACCGAACACCGTCGACTCCGAGTACAGCTTCCCCGTGCGGATCTCGTACTGGATACGCTCCGGCGCGTTCGCCGGCCGGTTCTCCATGTTGGCATCGGTGAAGTACAACTCACCTGCCTGCTCGTCACCGGCGATGGCGTGGGCGTACGCAAACACCATGTCGCTGTGACACCCCGGCATGTGGTCGGGCCGGCCCCGCTTGTCGTAGCTGAAGCTGTTCGCCTCGTGCTTGAACCGAGCGCACGGCGTCAGCAACGCCCCGCTGTTCACCGCCAGCTGCAGATCGCTCAAGAGCTGCGGGCGCGTCGACTCGCTGACGTTGTACCCGAGCCGTTCGATCCACTCCGTGCCCACCTTCGCCGGCACCCACGTCCGGTACAGGTACGGATAATCGCCGTGCTTGAAGTGCTGCACCACCGCCGCCCCGTGGTTATTCGGCTCGGGGTTGACGAACGCGTTGTAACGCTTGGCAGCCTCGAGGCAGAGCACCTGGAAGGGGTGGATGTCGATCCGATCGTAGAACGTCCAAGCCGGAGTCCACCCGCCCTCGGGCAGCCGGCGCAGGATGGCTGCCGCACTGAAGTCCCCGGTCGGTGAGCCCGCCGCCGTGTCGATCCCCATCAGGTACGGCGTCCACTTCCGAGGCGCCTCGATCTCCAGTGGCCCCGTGTCGAAGTCGCCCGCCGTGATGTCGGCGTAACGCTTGCGGAAGAACGGCGCGCCCGACAGCAGGAACGCCATGTCAGCGGTCGACGGCATCTCCTGGTTGAACGTGTCCACCGAGCCGAGGCACTTCTTCTGCAGGAACCAGCGCAGCCAGTTCATCTGCTCATCGTCGGCACCGTGCTCGGCCTGGTAGTCAAGCTCCCACTGACGGAACTCCGGGTCGGTCGGCGGGGGTATGTAGTCCTGGTCCAGCGCCGTCATCCGGTAGGCGTCGTCGAGCATCCACCCGAGGAACAACTTGGCGAAGTCGGCGGCTCGAGCGAACTCACCGACTCCGTTCCACAGCCGATGCACCTCGTTCGGACCATTGGCGGATGTCTCCAGCACGATACGTGCCCGAACGTCGGCTGCCATAAACGCAGACCGCAGCGTCTGCACCAGGTATTTCCACTTACCCACCTCGGTAGCGTGGATGATGTTGTATCCGTCACCACGTATCGCCTCCGTGTTCGCCGAGTAGACCCGGATCTCCGCACCCGTCCACAGCTTCAGGGACCGCGTGCTGCTCTTCACCGTGTAGAACAGCTCCCGCATCCAGTCGGGGAGGTTGTCGTAGAAGCGCCGATAGATGTCGAAGATCTTCTCGGCGTTCTCGAGGTTCAGCCCGATGACGGCGATCTTGAGGTTGGGCGTGAACATCCACCGCCAGAAGAACCACGCCGCCAGGATGGTGGTCAGCCCGAGGCGGCGGGCCTTGAGGAAGAACGCGAAGCGGTTCTCAATGAAGAAGTTCAGGGCACTGCGCTGCGCCGGCTTGATGTGGTCGCCCAAGCGGACGAGCTTGATCTCCGTGGCGTCGGCGTCGCTGTCCCGGTAGATGCAGTAGAGCAGGCGAGCGAAGCGCCAGAAGTCAGCCTTCGCTGCCTTGATCGCCGTCGCCATCTTGGGGGTGAGCTGCACCCCGTCAGGCTAGTCGAACGTCAGGGAGACGATGGTCGGCGACCCGGGGTGGGCACCGGCACTGGCGGCGGCGGGGCTGATCCGCAAGTACACCGTCGAGCCGGAAGCGCCGAGCACGTCCGTAACCGAGATGGTGGCGTCGCCGGACGCGTCGGTCGTGAACAGCAGCGAAGCCTTCGCCGTCGTGCTGACCTCCGCGCCGACGCCCGTCTCGGCGCAGCTGAAGTTGGCCGACGACGAATGCACCATGTCCGCGTCGAAGACCTCGGCAAGGTACTGTGCGACGTGGGCCGGAGCGTTGGAGATCACGACGGCGATGGCGTCGGAGGCTTCTGCCCCTGGCGTCAGCGTCATCGGCAGAGCCAGCTCGTCGATCGCCGCTACGATGTCGGTGGCCACGAGTGACGCGTTGGCGTCGGCGTACGTGATCGACACCGTTGACCCACTGGCCGCGGTGAGCGTGGCCCCGCTGTCGACGGTGAGACTGCCACCCGTGAGCCACGACTCGGCGCCCGCGTGGGTCTCCGCTCCAGTGTGCGTCTCTGCGCCCGTGTGCGTCTCCGCACCTGTATGGGTCTCGGCCCCGGTGTGGGTCTCAACCCCGGTGTGCGTTTCTGCTCCGGTGTGCGTTTCCGCACCCGTATGGGACTCGGCACCCGTATGCGTCTCCGCACCCGTATGGGACTCCGCAGCAGTGTGCGTCTCCGCCCCGGTGTGGGTCTCCGCCCCGGTGTGCGTGTTCGCCGCCGTGAAGGCGCAAGTCTGCACCACGTCGATGGTGTTCTCTGCACCGCTCGAGTCGGTGGCGTATGCCTTGTTGCCGCCGAAGGCCATCAGGCGTTGATGGTTGGATCGAGGGCGTTGCTGTCGTCGGCCTTGATCCCGAACCCGGCCACCGACCAGGCGAACACGCCAGCTGCACGCTGGGTGGCCACGAGGTTGATGAGCCCACCAACAGCCGTGAACACACAGTCTGCGTCGGCAGCCTGGTTGAACCCACCCGTAGCCGTGACCGTGCAGGCCCCGCCATCCACGTCGTGGTGGATGATCATGCGCTGACCGATGTAGGTCGGTCGGGCCAGGGTGCGGGTGTCGGTGGCACCGGTCGAGGTGATGCCCACGTAGGTGTAAGCCGCCGTCACCGGGATGGCAGCTGCGTCCGTGTCAGCCTTGACCACGGCAGGCAGGAGCCCACCCGTGCCGCACCGAACCATCTGGTTCTGCGTCGGGATGTCCTCGGTGCCGCTGCCAGCTGCGTATGCGAAGTTGCCGCTAAAGCTCATGGTCTACTCCGGTGGTGTGTCGCCGAATGGCGGCGGGGCTGCGTCGTCCTTGGGCTCGGCATCGTCGGCAGGCTCGTCTTCGTCGTCGTCCTTGCCCGCTTCCTTCGCCCGCTTCCCGACAGCGAGGATCAGCTCCAGTGCGTCAGCGTCGGTGAGGTCGCCCTCACCCTCGAGCGCGGCCTTGACCTCGTCAACGAGTGAGCCGGCTGCTTCTGCGCGTGCGTCTGCCATACGCGTAGGGTAGTGCGGTGCTGGCTAGGTCGTCAAGGGTGGCGCTTCATGCCGCCAGACGCGTGGCACCTCGGGCAGTTGCCCGTCATGCCGGCGAGGTCGCCCGTCCACCAGCCGATCCACGCACACTTCCAGCACTTGACGTCGTGCCTGGTGGGGTAGGTCATGGGCTCTGCCTTGCGCTCGAAGGCGTAGCCGTACTCGGCCAGCTCGGCAGCGAAGAGGTCGGAGAGGATGGCCGCGTCAGCGTCGGTGAAGAACGCCGAGTAGTGGATCCCGATGCGGTCGACGGACTTGCCGACGTGTACCGCGTGCTCGCCGAACATGGCAGCGATGGTCTCCTCGAGGTCGGCGAACTCGAGCAGCTCGGTAGCGAGGTCGGTGTACTTCCCCCACATCTTGCCCGTGTCGTACTGGAAGAACGTGGACAGCGCCTGGTGCTTCTGCTCGTAGCGGTCGTGCCAGATGTCGAGGAACCAGGGGCCGGGGCCCGCGTGTGCGTAGTCTGCACGCATGTAGTCGAAGCCTGGCTTGTGCCACCAGCTGGCGATGGCGTCGAAGTGGTTGCGGGTGGTGCAGTAGATGCGCTCGCACTGCTCGATCACGCGCTTGGGCCGTGCGTGCCTGCCTCCGCGTACCTCGTAGCCGTGTCGCAGTGCGTGGTGCTCGAGCGTCTGCGTTCCGGTGCGAGGCGGCAGGAGGATGCCGGTGTTGGTGGTGGGGTTGTAGAGCATCAGGTCCTCGGTGCTTGGCGGGTCATGCTACGCTCCTCCCGTCACTTGTTGTCGTCGCGCAGCCAGCGTCCGTCCCACAGTATGGCACGGCAGCAGGGGCATGCGGCGTGGCCGGCGTAGAAGCCGAGCAGTCCGATGAGGCAGAACCTACACATCATCGTCGTCTCCGGTGAGCAGTGCCAGTACGGACTCGTCAACGCTGACCTTGATGGCGCCGTCCAGGCCGAGCAGCTTGGCCCGTCGCTCGTGGACGCTGACGATCTTGGAGACAGCGGCGAGTCGGTTGGCGTCCGTGATCTC